GGGCAGGCCGTGCTCCAGGTCAGCGGCATTTACTGCACCGTGCGCGGCGGCGGCGCCGTGGGCGCGAACCGGCTGCTCGTCGCAGCGGCCGCGGCGGCGTCCTTCTTGGCGTTCTTCTTGCCTTGTTCGCCGATACGGCCATGCACGAACGGCAGCGCGGCCTTCGCGGCGTCCACGCGGACCTTGGCGTCGGCCGTGTCGTCCTTCCACACGCTTTTCAGGAACTCCAGCGGATCGTCCGAGGCCTGGGCCAGCAACAACAGCGTGGGCTCTTTCGGCGGGCGGCCGGCGCCGGGCCGCTTGCCGCCGGAATTGGCGCGCGGACCGCCGCTCTTACCCTTGACGCCTGCCATTTGCTGATTGCCTGTCCATTTGCTGATTAATCGTATGGGGGGAAATTTTCTGCGCGTGAGGGAACGGGGCGTTTCCGGCCGGCGACCCCTCTGGACTTTCGACCCGCCTACCCCCTAGGTCGGTCGGGTCGGGGCCTGCCGGGGCCGCCAGAGGCCTACCTGGGGCGCGATCAAGCGCCGCGACCCTTCGCACGTCCCCCTGGACACGCGCACGCCCTGGGCCTTTCTATCGCGTCGGCCCTGATCGCACGCCGTACCCATCTGCCCACCTTCGGCGTGTCTGGCTCCAGGCAGGTCAACCTGCTGACGAGGATCACGCCGGCGAGGTACCAACGCAGCCACCACGCGACGCGCACGCGCACGCTGACGGTGTGTTGTGCCATCAGGCGGCCACGACACCGGGCTTCGCCGTGTGGTCGTCGATGATCTCCACCACGACGTCGTGCCGGATCCCGGTGCTGGTGTCGCGGGTGGAGTGGTAGGCGCGCCAGGTCACGCCCTCACCGTCCAGGCTGACCCCGAGCTTTTCTGCGACACGCTCCGCAATGATTCGATGGACAATCTGCTCTTCGACAGTAGCGGCGTGGACGTCTCGATTCTGCTTGTTGGTGGTGATCCTCATCGCTTCCCCTTGTGCCCCATGTCATCCGCCGTCTTGGCCGCATGACAGCCATCAAGTCCGCTGCACAGGATCTGGCAGTTGGCATCCGTATCGGCGCCGCCCAGGTGCAGGGGCTCCTTGTGGTCCAGCTCGAAGCCCTGGGGGAACTCGGTCAACGTGCCGCAGCCGGCGCAGTACGGGCATGCTGACCAAAGGCGCAGGCGCCGGGCCTGCAGCGCGCGGCCTGCCATGCGCTTTTCGCTGGGCGTGCCCGCAATTGGCATGCGCCTTCCTGCCGTGGCGCGATGCGGCTGCAGCATGCGAACCTTGCCCATTCAATGCACCAAAAGAAATGCCCCGCCGAGGTGGGCTCAGGCGGGACCGAAACGCTGCTGGATGGCAACGGTAGGAGATCACGTTCAAGGGTTCTGCCAGCAGGCCGTCAGGCTAACGAACGCATCCTGCGTTAGGATCTGCCATCAAAGAGCACAGGAGCCCTTCGTGCATAAAATTTTCGTCAAACTCGCCAACGCTACGGCGCGGGCGGCCGGTAGTCCATGGGCTTTCATCGCCTGTCTGGTTCTAGTGATCGCATGGGCCATCAGCGGCCCGCTCTTCCACTATTCGGAGGACTGGCAGCTGGTGATCAACACGAGCACCACCATCGTCACCTTCCTTATGGTTTTCCTCATCCAGAGCTCGCAGAATCGCGACGGCGCCGCGATTCAGACCAAGTTGGACGAATTAATCAGATCATCCGAAGCCGAAAACGAATTTATGGGCATCGAGAAACTTACGGATCAGGAGTTGATCGCTTTGCACGACAAGTGTGCCGCAGCTGCGGAGAAGACGCGGCAAACATTAACCGCCGCAGCCGCCGAGCGGCAACGGCGGGAAAGGGCGAGGGGCGCGACATAGACGAAAAGAAGAGATGTCTAACTGGCTGAATCCCAACTAGACGTTTCCTCAACATCGCGAGGGATCAGGCCTTCCGACCTTAACGATGATTTTCGTTCGGCGATTTCCTCGCGGGTGAGCGCCGGAAGGCCAAACAGTTTCACCCACTTCTGTGACTGATCCGAAGGCTTGTCTGCCGGCCGCCCCCATAAACTGCCGTCGTCGGCGAGCGCATACAAATATCCCCGTCCATCCACGACGCTGGTGGTGATCTGGACAATTTTACGTCCCATGCCCCTCTCCTTAAGTGTGTGGGTGCATAGCAAGCAGCGGGCCGCGCCATGTGCGCCTCGCCACTCCGCACTCGCGAGTTAGGTCCGTGTTACCGTTTTACTCTACCGGAAGATCCGCTAGGCAGCGGCTCAGCCCCTTCGGAGACTACATGGCTGTTGAAACAAAGCACTTCATCTTCAATTTGCCCACGGTGAAATATGCTGGTGCAACACGTCTGGACCGAGATACCTTCCCGCGCACAGCAGTCGGGTTGGTGGACGTCACCGTTGGCTGCAAAAGCTGCGCGCACGTATGGATGGCCAAACACGACGAACCCGACGGTTTCCATCCGAGGGCGGACGGCGCGCTTCTGTTTAGGTGCCCCGAATGCTCGGAGTCTGAAGAGGTCGAATTGACCCGCTTTTTCTGAATCTGTGCGCGTATGCAAGCGATCATGGTAGCGGGGGACGGGCTCGAACCGTCGACCTCCGGGGTATGAACCCGGCGCGCTGCCAACTGCGCTACCCCGCAACGAAAGGCCCCGACATGGTGATTCCCATGTCGGGGCCGGCCCCGCCCACGCACCGCCAAGTGCTCGACACCAACGAAAAACCCGGCCTGCTCGCGCGGTCCGGGCTCTGGAAACACTGATACAACGTATCAGGAATACGCAGATTCTAAGGCCGTTTTCCGCAATGATCATTCCGCAGGAGAGATATATCCCACTAATCCCGCCAGCCGCAGCGATTCCTCGATGCGCATCATCGCAAGCTGCTCAACGCCCTCCTTCGGCGGTTCGTCACCTTTACCCACGCTCTCGCCCCGATACCAGACCTTCAGGCGACCCAGGTGCGCAGCGGCTGTGTTCTCCGACACTCCGGCGCGCGATGCGATTTCCAGCGTGGTGGCGGCCTGCCCCATCAACTTTCGCAGAACCCGCAGCGTCAGGTTTCGATTGATGCTGCAGTTCTTCAGCGCCTCCCGTTCTGCGTAGTCGGCCAGCACACGCAAACCTGCCTGCCACTCATGGTTCGGAATCTTGCCGGCGCAGCAGGATCTTCCACATCCGCATATCGTCTGTTCTGGGGCGAAGCGCGCAACCAGCGCGGCTTGGTCGAGCGGGAGCAGCTCGCCGACGTGTCGCCGGATGCTCCCCGCCGTAGCCGCTCCATCGGTGCCGGATAGGCCCCGGCCGGTGCGAACTCCAGGGCCGTCCGCCAGTCGGTTTACCAACGGGCGGTCGTATTGCTGCATGGTGTAGTGGAAAGCGAACGCCAGCGCATCGGGCGCGGACTTGAAGAGCGGTTCATCCATCGGTGTCTCCATCAATTCGTAGCGCCGCTGGCTGCGGCCTTCGTTACCATGTGCTGCCTCATAACTTCTGCCTCCAATTCCTTCCGTGACTGCTCGCCTCGCCGCTGTTGAACCAAGGCCAGATATGGCTTGCGGGCGCCGAATGGCTGGGCAAGTACCCAGCGGGCCTCGCACGCCCGTCTGTGTTCTTCTTCAGATCCTGCAGTTCTATTCACCACTTCCTTACGTTGTTGCATTACTGCCGGGTCGGTTCGGCGGGTTCCGGGCAAAGCATCCCCCAGCCCATCCGAAGATGGAACCGGTGGATGCTCGTGTTGTCTGCCGAGTTCGGACAGGCTGGGACACGTTGCATTAGCCTCAGACTATTCAGCGTTTTCGCTGCCCCGGCGCGCTCTGAGGAACTACCACCCCACGCTTGCCCTGCCGGACTTTCTTGGCTCTCGGTACGCTGCCGTTCGGCGGTTATGCCCTCCCTACTCAGCGCCCACGTCGTATGGCTACAAAGCGATCTCCCGAAGGAGGGAGGCAAGGGCCGGCAGGCCACGGGCCAGGTGCATGTCATTGGCGTCATGTCCCACAGTCGGAGGCATGCACCAAGGGAGGCCCGTCTTTTCGGCGAAGCGCTGCCCCGTCCCACTTTGGTCGTTATCCGCGACGACGAAGCGGCGTCCGCTTAACTGGGCCGCGACGTGCGCGATATTCCCCGCGGAGAAGCACACCACCACGCGGCAATCGCGATACAGGGACTTCAGTGCCGCTCGTACACTCAAGCCGGTTGCATACCCCTCGCACAGCCAAGCCTCGTTGCCACGGCCTAACGTGAGCGCCGCGGCTTTCGCTGCACCACCGGGCACGAACCGCTTTTCGCCTTCAGCATCTATCCATTGCAGGCTTTGCACGCGCCGGTGGTCCCGGATGTTTCGCATAGGAATAACCAGCCGCCCGTCATAGTCGATTAGGCCGACCTCCTGGGGGAAACCTTTCCGGTCCAGATATGGGTGCGAACCAGTGCGGCACTTCTGTATGACCTCGCCGGCAAAGCGCGCCGCCTGTTGGCGCTTTTCATTCTCGGCTCGCTCCGCCTCAATGTCCGCCTGCGACCTGGCCCGCGGCTGGCTCACCATTTCGCGCTGCTCTCTCGTCGGCGTCCAGCCGTTGTTCAAAGCTTGTCGGAATAGGCTGCGGATGGTGACTCCACCCTGAGCCTTTATAGATCGCCACACCGACCTGGCAGCGCCAGCGTCGTACGTGGATTCACTCGTCGCGCTCCACTCATCCCAGAGGCCGAACCCGTCATTCCCAAGTTCAGACTTGACCGCCATCCCAATCAGTACCCATGTATCGCGGTCGTGCGCCGGGATAAAGCTGATCGCGGCGCGTATCTCATCGCGGTCAAGCATGCGCGGCACCCCTGCCATTCCCTTTCACGAAAGCCAGGAACATCGACCGGATTTTGTTCTGCACGTTTCGGGTTATCTCGACATTGGGCGTGTCTTCAAAACGCCATGCTCGAGGAGGTTCTGAGCCGGTAATGTCCTTGAACAAGTGCCACGCGCGGCCCATCTGCTTCTCCGGCGCGCTATGGCCGCGTGCGTATGTGCACACCTGCTCCCACAGGTGTCGATGATCATCGGCCAACTTTTTCTTGCCGAGCATCACCGGCAGCATCTCGCCGGCAGCAGCGGGGGCGTCCAGCGCCGGGGGTGCATACTCGTAGCCGCACGCCATGCAAAGTTTGGCGAATGGCTTGTGGCCGCAGGAAGGGCAGCCCTTCGGTTCAAACTGCTCCTTGTCACGCACCATTCTGTCCAGCTTCTCACCCATATCGAGCGCTGGCAGGCCGTGGTAATAGATCGCTTCGTAATCGGCCAGGAAGCGGAGAATATTTCCGCTGTGATCAAGCAGGATGCAGTCCTGCTTTCCGGTCTGCTTCGACGAACGAAGGCCGCGGCCCCACATTTGCATGGCGATGGACAGCGACTTACGTAAAGGTCGGCAGTCAACGACACATCCAACGTCCTTCACATCAAAACCTTTAGCCAAGGCCTCCACACTAATCAGAACTCGGATCGCTGAGTCAGGCTTCTTAAACTCGGCGCGCAGTTGAGTCCTTTCCGCCTTCGATGTGTCTGTGGTGTAGACGGCCGCCCTTACGCCAGCCTCGATGAACTGGCGGGCCATTTCGGTGCAGTGACGGATCGTCGAGCCGAAAACGATTGTTTTGCGGCCTTCTCCGTGACGTAGCCATTCAGACACCACGTCGCCAACGATTCCCATGCCACGTTCCTCTGCGGCCCGGTCGGTCCACTCGCCTCCCGACGTCGCAGCGCCCCTCATATCCGGGCGCACGCAAGACAACGGACGCATTGGGACGAGGATCTCCTGCTTGGTAAGTTCGTCCATCGTCGCCGCGTTGATAAGATTCGTGAACAGCTTTCCCAGGCCGGGCGAAAACGGAGTGGCAGATAGTCCGATGCAAGCGGCCTTGGTTGTCGGGATGTATTCGGTCCAGCCTTTGTATTGCGTATGGGCCTCGTCAATGATGATGACGTCGGCCTCCGGCCAGTAACCCCGCTTCATGATCGTCTGAATGCTTGCGATCTGATACGGCATGTCCAGATCTCTGCGCCAATGATCAGCCTTGATGACGGCGTGGGCAGAAAGGCCGTATTCATCGGCGCTTTCGCTCGTTTGGTCGATCAGGGCCTCGCGGTCGCAGACGAAGACCGCACGCTTACCCCGCAGTAGCGTTTCGTGCGCGATTCGATGCCCGAGATATGACTTCCCTGCGCCGGTCGGGGCCATGATCAGCTGATTCTTGTGTCCGTCTCGGAATCCCGCCCGCAGAGCCTCGTGGGCGGTTTGCTGGAATCGGTGCGGATCAGGAAAGGTAACGCTCCGGTAGTTTGGGGCGTCATCCGTAAATAGGCGCGGCTCAGACACGGCGTTCATGCGGCCGCTCCTCGACGCGCGTCGAGTTCCTTCTGCAGGCGGTCGGCTTTGGCCTGATTCTGCTTTGCGGCTTTAATAGCGGCGGCCTTTTCATTCAGCAATCCATTCACCCGCTGCTGCAGCCCCGCTGTGAGCGCATTGAGCCGTACTAGCTCGGCGTGGGCTGTCGCCAACTTGTCGTCTGAGTCCAGCAGCTTGGCGAGCAGATCTCGGTCTGCGGCCTCTGCTGCATGCAGCGCCGCCACTTCCGCATCGGCTGGGCCATATTCGCCGGCACGGGCAACTGACTTACCAATCTCGGCAATCAATTGGTTCTCTTCATCACTCAGCGAGTCGGTTGCGTCCAAGGCGCTCAAGAGCAGCCGACCATATGTGCACAGCATTGAGACGCCCCGCTCTTTCGCGGCTTTCATCTCATCCCGAATGGCGTCGGCCTTGGCCCCCTTGCGGGGCTTGGCATGGCGCCGCTTGGCGGGTTGGCCGGAAAGCCGGGCGGCTTCTTTGATTGCCTCCGGACCGGCCGAGGCTAGGGCGCTCTGTTCTTCTTTCGGCAACGCGGCCACAACTTCGGCAGCCTTCAGCGAGACCGTGCCGGCTTTGACTGCTTCCTTAACTTCCGGGATGGCATCACGGTGCACACGTTTGGCCTGCACGATGGTGCGGCGGCTAACTCCAGCTGACAGCGCCAAGTCGTCGGCGGTCTTCTCGGGGCGATGGTCAGGCTGATCAATTAAGTGCGCACCGGGTGCGCACTTATCGACGGCCGGCCGGTGCGCCGGCTTCCAGCCCCACAATTCCGCCTCGATCAACGCCCAAGCGCCAGCGGTCAGATGCCGCCGTTCTTTGTTCTGCGCCTTGACGAAATCGACCGGGTCGACATCCCCGATCTGCATTTCCGGGCAACGCATGCCAAGCTCTTGGCTGGCGCGATACCTATGCCATCCGTCCAAAACCATGCCCTCATAGAGGGTGATCGGGTTTTGGATGCCGATGATCTCGATACTGTCTTTCAGTGCCAGGAATTCACGCGGCCCCATGGAGGGGAAGGCGGCGGACAAGGGGTGTTGTAGATAGGTCATGTCAGCAGCCGCCTTTCGCCGCGGCGGCGTCGCGCGCCTCGCTCGAGCGAATCAGCTCCGCCCTGGGCGGAGCGCCGCAGACTCGCCGGTGCAGAGCAACCAGCTTTTCTCCCTTCGAGTAGGCGATTTCGCTTTTGCCGTCCGCCCGAAGGTGCTGGCTAACAGCCCCTTGGGAGATGCCGACGTGGTGACCGATCATGGACTGGGTGACACCCTTGCCCATCAGGTCTCGAATAAGTTTGGCGCAGTTCATACCGCCAATTATCCGTAAGCTACTAGAAGCAGGCGCGTAAAAGGAGAGAAGTCTGCTAATATTCCGCGATTGCTCCCCAGGGACTTTCCTCTATGACACTCGGCGACCGCCTCAAACAGAGGCGAATCGAACTCGCAATGACACAGCACGCCCTCGCCAAGAAAGCGGGGGTCAGCCAATCATTGGTTGCAGGTATCGAGCGAAATGCGTACGGCGCCTCTAAGTACCTTGTGCCAATAGCGGAGGCACTCGAGGTGGAGCCGGCGTGGCTGTCCTCAGGTGATGTCGCTAGTGAAAGAACCCTTCCTAAGATTCGCTCACTTGTGTCCGAAGAGGATTCTACGGGCGAGGTTGGTCGGATACCGTACTGGGAGGCTAGAGGTTCATGCGGCGGCGGATTCCTGAATTATGATCAGCTTCCGGCCGGACACCTGGTCAAGGAGGCGACGTTTTTCACGCGGTATAAGTTGCGCCCGGAGAAGGCCATCGCTGTCTATGCGGACGGCGACAGCATGTCGAATTTCATTATCGACGGCGACATCGTAATCTTTGACACCTCCAAGACTGAGCCCCAAACAGGGAAGATCTTCTTAATCGACCATCCCGATGGCCTGCGCATCAAGCAGCTTCGCCGCGACATCGATGGGTCGTGGGTACTGAGCAGTTTGAACCCGGATAAGCAGCGCTTCCCGGATGAGCGGATTCCGCCAGAGCAGGCGGCCAAGCTAAGGATTCACGGCCAATTTGTCT